CCAATGCTGGCACTTCATCAGCTGCCGATCTTTCAATCTCAGCAGGTAGTACTTCTGCCGCTGGAGCGCTGCAACTAACCGACTCAGTAGCCTCGACTTCAACTACTACTGCTGCTACTCCTAATGCGGTAAAGACTACTAACGATAATGCAAACAATCGTTTGCTTAAGTACGCAACACCTTGGAATATTATTTATCGTTCAGGTTATTTTTATGAACCTAGAATTGGAAGCACTATCACTACAAACACATTTACAATTAACAGACTTATTTACTATCCTTTATTTTTGCAGGAAAGTATTACAATGGATCGTCTTGGTGCTGAATGTACTACTGCGGTCGCTTCAAGTACCTTTAGGCTTGGAATCTATAACGCAGACTCAAACGGAGTACCATCATCATTGATATTAGATGCTGGAACAATAGATACTTCAAGTACTGGATTGAAGACAATTACAATTTCGCAAAGCCTTTCAGCAGGGTTTTATTTTCTTGCTTTTGCTCAACAAGGTGGAGCAACAAACGCAACAATGAGAGCAATTACATCGATTACTGGTAACTGGTCTCCTATTGCTAGCACAACGATGACGGGTTCAAGTTATTGGACATCTTTTTATCAAGACTCGATTTCTGGTGCGCTACCAAGCACTTCAACTCCAACCATCACTAATGTAATAAATCCATTGCGTATGCAATTTAGGGTGGCATAAATGACTAAGCAAACTACTTACGGCATCGGCGGCTATGACCCATCTAAGCCAAACAACAATATCGTTGAAGAAATCGACATCCCAGATCAGGAGACAGAATGAACATGAAGCATCCAGCAGTTATCTCAATCGGCGCATTCCTAGCGGTCTGGGGAACAACCTCTAACTTCGATCTAAACTATCGCTCAATCTTGGGCGCGGTTGTTGCCGGTATCTTCGGATATGCCACCCCTAAAAAATGACACCAACAGATTACTTAAATCTCTATATTGCCACACTTGCGATAGTGGGTGGTTTGGCTGGCTATGTGATCACTCACTTGCTATCGGAGATCAAAAGACTTAATGCGCGTGTCGATGAGATATATAACATACTTCTAGAGCGATAATTTTATCTATGGCTCGCAAGAAGGTTATCGATCTAGACACTTATTCAGCTCTCGATGCTTGGGCAATTAGCCTGCAAGAAATGTATAGGGCGCTTCGCCGCGCTGGTTTCGATGTTGACATAGCACTCGGAATAATTACTGAGCCATCTGCTTATCCTGACTGGATACTTCCTAAGCCCGATCTAATTCCGCACACTTATGATGAAGACGATGATGAGGACTAATGAAGCGAACCGTAGTCATTCCAGACCTGCAATGCCCCTACGAAGATTCCCATGTTGTACGCAATCTCAGTATATTTATTAAAGCGTTTCGCCCCGATGCTGTCGTTACTATCGGAGATGAAATCGATCTCCCACAGATCAGCCGATGGACCGAAAATACTCCAGGCTGGTACGAACAAACACTAGCTGAGGATCGCGATCGCACAGTTGATGTTCTCTGGTCGCTATTTGAGTATTCCAAGGAAGCCCACATGGTTCGCAGTAACCATACTGATCGACTCTACAAAGTGATCATGAAGAAAATACCGGCATTCCTATCCTTGCCCGAACTTCGCTTTGAGAAGTTTTTGAAGCTTGATGAGATGGATGTAAAATTTTGGAAAGACCCAATGCCCATCGCTAAGGGCTGGATCGCCATTCATGGTGACTTAGGTGGACTTAACCCTAACCCTGGACTATCTGCCCTAAACCAAGCCAAGCGCCATGGTCAGAATGTCATCATGGGGCACACTCATAGGGCTGGCAGAAGTGCCCATTCTGAGGCTTCTAACGGGGTTTTAAGGCGTGTTCTCCATGGAGTTGAAGTGGGACATGCAATGGACTTAAAACAGGCTAAATACGTCTCTACGCCTAATTGGCAGCAAGCCTTTGCCGTAGTCACAGAGAATGGAAAGAATGTTCAAGTCGATCTAATTTACATAGAGAAAGATGGAACTTTCCAAGTCCATGGGCGCCGGTATGGACGATCTCGATAACGACCTAAAGCGCACGATCGATGATCATGTCGATGATGCAGAATTGTTACCGTTTCGTTATACAAAGAAGCGCGGTTCTGTCTCCTAGCGATGCTTTACTTCTCTCAAGAAGGCCAGAAGTTCTGGTCAAAGGGAGCAAGATGTCAAGGATGAAAGAGTATCTATACACGCTGGAATCTGCCGCTGAAGAAAACACTAAGTTAGGAGCAGCAGCTTCTTACCTTTTGAAAGACTGGAAAGTAATGCCGCTGTTGCCAAATAAAAAAGACCCTCATTTTGATTTAATAAAGAGGGCTTATCTGGATGCTAGTAATGACTGGGATTTAATCAATTTCTGGTTCAAGGTTGATCCTAAAGCAAATCTAGGAATTGCCTGCAAGCAATCTAACATCGTTGTGATCGATATTGATTACCGTAATGGTGGCAAGAAAGAAGATTGGATGAATGACACTTACACAGTAAAAACTGGCGATGGACTTCATCTCTACTATCAGGCTGATCAAGATATGGAATTCCGGTCAAATGCTGGTGACGGCATCGATGTTAAGTGGAAGGGTTATGTAATGGCCCCACCTTCTATTCATCCAAACGGTTCGATTTATCAAGTAATCAATCAAATGCCAGTATCAGCAATGTCTAGCGAATTGATGGATGAGGTATTGAAATGAGTTTATTACAGCTGATAATTCTAGCCTCATGGTTCACCATGTTCTTCTTGGGTTACAAAATTGGCCATCGTGATGGCTACATTGTTGGGCGTAGAGCAGTACGCAAGTTCTATGAGCAGCGCGATCAGGTCAGAGCATGATGGCCCGTGATTACCTCAACGAAGCAAGAGCAACAATCCAAGACAGAGGTCTTGATTACGGTCATCCGTCAGACAACATGGCGCGAACAGCAGCCCTCTGGTCTAGTTATCTTGAAATGCCAGTTACAGATTACCAAGTCGCGACTTGCATGGCACTTGTCAAAATAGCCAGAAGCATGGAGACGGCCAAGGTCGATACCTATGTCGATGCGGTGGCTTACTTAGCCATTGCCGGACAATTACATACTGAGGAGAATGAACTTTATGTTTAGATGGACTGATGAGGCTGATAATTATCTAACAAATACTAGAGAAAAGTCAGCCAAAGAAATTGCTTTAATTCTTGGAATTAGCCCTGGTGCTGTTTACCATCGCCGCTCTAAAATTGGGGTCAAGTTTCATCGGAATCTGAAAGACAAACCACTGCCAGATGGTAAAACAAAAAAATGGCCGCCAAGCATAAAGATGGTAAAGAATTTTATATTCTCTCGGGATAACAATCTTTGCCATTATTGTGGACAACCTGCAAGCCAAATTGATCACAAAGTACCGGTATCTCATGGTGGCAGTAATGTCACAACCAATTTAGTCGCATCGTGCGCTAAGTGTAATAACCTAAAGGGCAACTCGTGTTATGAATGCCCTAGATGGAGGGAGTTAATAAATGTTTAACTTAGAAGATTATGAAACAGTCGAAGAACGCTTAGTCAAGTTTTGGAAGGATCATCCAGATGGTCGAATCAGCACTACGATTATTGAGCACACCCTTCAACGCTTTATTGTATCGGCTTCTATCTATCGAACTGAAGTTGATGCACAGCCTTGGACTACTGGCTTTGCTGAGGAAACCGTATCGACTCGGGGAGTCAATTCTACTTCTGCGCTTGAAAATTGTGAGACTTCTGCGATTGGCCGCGCTTTGGCCAACGCTGGTTATGTTACGAAAGGCAAACGCCCTAGCCGTGAAGAAATGTCTAAAGTTAAAGCAGCTGAGCCAAAGCCTTTTGCAGAAAAGTTAAACGACAAAATAATCACACCAGTCGAAGATGATCCATGGACAGTCAAAGCGGTTGAACCTGCTGGCACAGCTGCGGAAGCAGTAGCTCTAGTCCAAGATGTATTGGGTGCTATGAAGATAGATAAGGACATTCCTCATTGCAAGCATGGTCCACGCCAGCCAAATAAAGGTAGCAAGAACGGTCGAGAATGGTTCAACATGGGATGTACTGCAAAGCCTATGAATGGTGAGCGTTGGTCAGAGGTCGATAAGTGCGAGCCCATCTGGTATCAGATTGACAAAGAAACTGGACAATGGAAGCCACAGGTGGCTCGATCATGAGCGGCTTACAGTTTCTAAACCAAGATGGTGAATGGGAGAAGTTCCCAACAGATGACGAATTATATGAGAAGGCTAAGGCGCGTGAGATGCTCAATGCGCTACAGGTTCGGATATTATGTCACCTATGCAACGAGCCAGTTCCAAGCACAGAATTAGCATTCTGGG